TACAAAAACTTAATGACATGTTTGAAAGTGCAGACGATCAAGATGAAATGACGGTTAGGTTGGCTGAGATCATAAAAGCTAAAAGTTCTGAATATCATCAGTGCGAAAGTCGTATAGAAAACTTAACTAAAAAGCTACAGGGTGATCGAGGCCAACGTTTAGCAAACAAACAAAAAGAAACGGCGTCTTTTCTTTCTATAGTTCAACTATTTCAAGAAGAGGAAGAAAGAAAAAATATGGTTCGTATTGCTGAAATGCAAAAACAAATAATAAAGCAAGAAGCCGAAAAGCTTGAAGGCATGTCCGCTTGGAAAGCTCGTGTTTTGGGTATTGGTATCGAAGATGTCTTATAAATGCAAAGTATGTGGAGCAGAATTCGAAACAGAAAAAAGTCTTCATGCTCATTTAAAAGCACATAAAATGTATGTGGCAGATTACTATGTAAAATACTACCCAAGATACAATAAATTAAATGGAAACCCTTTGCCATTTAAAAACAAAAAAGAATATTTTGAAAACGATTTTATTAATCGTTCGCAACTTGTAAAATGGTGCGAAATTTCACCGAATAAAGAAGTAAAAGATTATATAATAAAATTAGCAAAAAAAAGAATAGAAAGAAAAAATTATAAAAATGCTCCATTCTATTTAGAGCTATTAAAACGCCAACTTCCAGATCTAGACACTTACAAAAAACATTTTGGCACTTATACAAATGCTTGTAAAGCCATGAGCGTCAAACCTATCTTCTATAAAGGTATGCCTAAAGAGTTTGATAAAGATTTTGATGTTGAGGTTTTAGTTGACACCAGGGAACAGCAACCATTAAACTTTTCTAAATCTAAAATTTTAAAATTAGATTTTGGAGACTATACTTTAGGTGGTAATAACTTTTCTAATACTTTTGTAGATAGAAAAAGTTCTGGAGATTTTTTATCAACGTTTGGTAGTCAATCTGACAGATTTAGACGAGAAATGCAAAGATGCGTAGAACTTGATAGCTATATGTATATAGTTATTGAAAAATCTATTGAGTCTATAGAAAAAGAATCAATCTTTCAAAAAGGTAGAAGAGCCCCTAAATTAAACTGGGTTTTTTCTAATTTAATATCTATACAACACGAGTTTGCAGGTAACTGTCAATTTGTGTTCACAAAGAATAGAAAGCACAGCGAGAAAATAATTCCAAAACTTTTATATCTAGGTAAAAAATTATGGAATGTAGATGTGCAATATTTTTTAGATAAGGAGGACGCATGAGTTGGGATTGCGGAAATCAAAAGCCCATCATTAAAGAAAATATTAATGATGAAATACTTAAGCTTGAGGGCTATTTAGATGATACAAAAGCAAAATTATGGTTATATAAATTTTTAAAGCAAAATATAACTTTTAGTACAGAACTTTTAACAGGTATAGAATTATTTCCATTTCAGCACATGGCAGTAAAAGCCATGATGGAAAATGATTACTTTTTGGGCGTGTGGTCTCGTGGAATGTCTAAATCTTTTTCAACTGGCATATTCGCTTTACTTGATGCTATGTTAAATCAAGGCGTACATATTGGAATTATATCTAAATCATTTCGTCAATCTAAAATGATATTTAGGAAGATTGAGGATATATCTTTAGACAAAAAAGCAGAACTATTTAGGCAGTGCATTGGTAAAGTAAGCAAATCTAATGATGAATGGTCTATGCAAATAGGAAAGAGCCGTATAACTGCATTGCCTCTTGGTGATGGAGAAAAACTTCGTGGTTTTCGTTTTCAAAGAATTATTATTGATGAGCTTTTGCTCATGCCAGAAAAAGTTTTAAATGAAGTTATCGTGCCATTTCTAGCTGTTGTAGAAAATCCAACAGAAAGACAAAAAATTAAAGATGCTGAAGATGCTATGATTGCAGCTGGCAAAATGAAAGAAGAAGAAAGAAAAGAGTGGCCATCTAATAAAATGATTGGATTATCATCTGCTTCTTATAAATTTGAATATCTTTATAAACTTTATCAACAATATGAAAATATGATATTTAATCCTGGTGCAAAAAACCAAGGAAGACGATGTATAATGCAATTTAGTTATGATTGTGCTCCTAAGGCATTATATGATGAAAATTTAATCAGCCAAGCTAAAGGAACAATGAGTCAAGCTCAGATTGATAGGGAGTTTAATGCGCAGTTTACAGACGATAGTGCAGGATACTTTAAAATTAGTAAAATGGCTGACTGTACAATTGTAGATGGAGAATCACCAGCAGTTGAAATTGCTGGAGACGCGGATGCAGAGTATATAATGGCTTTCGACCCTTCTTGGTCTGAATCCGAAGCTTCTGATGATTTTGCTATACAGATAATAAAACTATTACCAGAGAAAAAGAAAGGTGTGTTGGTTCATAGTTACGCATTGCCTGGAACAAATCTAAAAAAACATATAACTTACTTTAAATATATACTAGATCATTTTAACATCATTATGATTGTAGGCGACTACAATGGCGGCGTACAGTTTATAAATTCCTGCAATGAAAGCGACTTGTTTAAAAAAAATAAAATACAAATAGGAATATTTGAGGGAGATTTTAACAACCCACATGATTATAGTAAAGATTTAAGAGAGGCTAGAAGAAAATATAATATTCAAAGTAAAGTCATATGTCACTTACGAAAGCCTGTATCAGTGTGGATAAGAAATGCAAACGAAATGTTACAAACCGCTTTTGATAGAAAAAAAATATACTTTGCAGCTACAGCAATGGATGATAACTACTCAATGCAAAAATCTAAAAAAATACCAATTAAAGATTTAAAGTTTTCAAAGTATGAAGATGAAAAAAATATAGGAGCTAAGATGATTGATTTTATTGAACACCAAAAAGATATGATTGATTTAACAAAAGCCGAATGTGCCCTTATACAAGTATCTAGTTCAGCTGGAGGAACTCAAAGTTTTGATCTTCCGCCTAATTTAAAAAGACAAAAAGGCGTAGATAAGGCAAGAAAAGATTCATATTCTGCATTAATATTAGGTAACTGGGGAATGAATATATATTATGATATGATGGATTTGCCAAAAGAATCGCAAGCTGGGTTTACTCCAATGTTTATTTAAAAAAGTTAAAAAAGTAACTTTTAAAAGTGTAATTAACTTTATAATAAGATATGGCCAAAAGAAAATATAATAAAAAATCTAACTATTGGAACAAATTCAAAAAAGTGGAACCTCAGTTTTCTAAAGCTAATGAAAATGTAGAGCCCGCCACGGCAGGAGAATCTTACCACGTTTCTACGGGGTCATACAGCAGATCTGGTTCTGTAAGCAATCTCCCAACAAATAATACAAGCGCAAGAATTAACAGATCATCTGTTACAGCCCCACTAAACAAATTTAGTCAAATTAGGGCAGGATTGTTACCTTATGAAATATCTTCTGATGGAATTAATGTTAGAGAGTCTATAGAGCTTTGTCAAAAAGCTTATGCAAATGTGCCAATTTTTAGAAATACTATAGACATGATGTCTGAGTTCGCTAATGCGGAAATTTATCTTGAAGGAGGTAATGCCACATCTAGAAACTTTTTTGAAAAATTATTGGACAGAATAAAAATTTGGGATTTAAAAGATCAATACTTTAGAGAATATTACAGAAGCGGTAATATATTTTTATATAGAATAGATGGCAAATTTACTTTAGATGATTATAAAAAGTTTTCTCAAAACGTATCGGACGGACCATCTTTAAATAAGTTTCCTCTTAAATATATTGTTTTAAATCCTTTTGAAATAGTAGCAAAAAGGAGCACTGTATTTAGTACAAAGGATGGAGCTTATGCAAAGATACTTTCTGAGTTTGATATGGAAAGATTAGCAAATCCTAAAAACGATTACGATCAGGCGGTTTTTGATGCCTTAGAGCCCGAAGTTCAAGAACAAATTAAAAAAGGCGGATATTTTAAAGATGGCTTAAAAATAAATTTAAAGAACGATAGAATTTGTTATAGTTTTTATAAAAAGCAAGATTACGAGCCGTTTGCTATTCCATTTGGATATCCTGTGCTCGAGGATATTAATGCAAAGATGGAAATGAAAAAAATGGATCAAGCTATTATGAGAACAGTTGAAAACGTTATTCTCATGATAACAATGGGTGCAGAACCAGATAAAGGTGGCATCAACCCTAATAATGTTAGAGCTATGCAAAAGCTCTTTCAAAATGAATCTGTTGGAAGAGTTTTGGTTTCTGATTATACAACAAAAGCTGATTTTGTTATTCCAGATATTAACAAGGTTGTTGGTCCAGGAAAATATGAAGTTATTAATCAAGACATAAAAGAAGGATTACAAAATATTATCTTAAATGATGATAAGTATAATGGAGCACAAATAAAAGCGAGAGTATTTTTAGATAGGCTAAAAGAAGCTAGAGAAGCTTTTATACAAGATTTTTTACAACCAGAGATAAGAAGAATATCAAAAGATTTAGGATTTAGACAATACCCAACAGTTAAATTTAAAGATATTGATCTTAGAGATGAAGTTCAATTAATGAGAGTATCTACTAGATTAATGGAACTTGGAATAATAACTGCAGAACAAGGAATGACACTTTTCCAAACTGGACGTTTCCCTAAAGCAGAAGAATTAGAACAAGCACAAGAAAAATTTGTAGGACAAAGAGAAAGAGGTTACTTTAATCCAATTGTTGGCGGAGCCCCAATGATAGATGAAGAAGAAATGAACAAACCTAAAGTTCAACCAACAAATGGCATGCCTGGAAGACCAGAAGGTTCTGAAGATCAATTTTCA